ATATTTTGCCGGATTTCTGCTTTATTTCAACAGGTTGGCCGTCTTTTACACCATTGATAGTTTCAATCAGAAGAGGGTTATCCCCTGCACTTTTCAGCAAACCTGTCCGAACCTCCGGTGTCATGGCCGTTTGCATAAGAGTTTCTTGCTTACCTACAATTTTAATTGAATCAAACTTAGGCATTAACGGCGCTACGTCGGGATCGGCCTGTGCTTTTTGCATTAAGGTCTGAAAGCCGTCGTCATTGCCTGCTTCAACCAGCTTTTCACCAAGTTTTTTGTAGTAATCCAGCTTACTCTTCGTCTGCTCGGTGCGTAGGTCCTGCTCATGCTGTGTTCGTTCGGAACGCACCCCGTTGGCTACCTCCATCGGAATTTTACCGACCTGTACGGCTTTCATCAAATCATCGTCAGACGGGTACTGTTTAGGGGGCGGAACGACGGGTTGGCCCTGTGGTGGCGTACCCGGCATCAGTGCGCCCTGCGGAGCGGGTGGTCCCTCTGGCGGTGGTGTCGGGGCGCCAGGTCCGGCCATCAGATTGTTAGTCATAGATGGCTGACCACCTGCAGCAGGTGGTGGCGCACCCTGCGCGGGTGGAGGTGTGGTCATCTGCTGCCAATTACTTGACAAGAAGTTTTTAACGCCTTGCTGCTTTTCCAGCTCGGCAAACTGCATTTTTTGCACCTTGAGCGCCAAATTGTTCTGTTGGGTAGCGGCACCCTGTTGCAAACCGGCTTGATGAATGTTAATCCGTTCCGCCGCTGAGGGCATAGCATCGGCCATAGTCAACATATTTTCCATGCGGTTCTTACCCCCTACTACATATAAAGTGGTACGCCGTAATTGTCCACCGACGCACCGCTGCTAAAATTCATCGAATCAGAACCATACCCGGAACCTTGCAACCCGCCGTTCATGTTCTGCTGAGTCAAGTAGTTGTTGTACATCTGATTTTGGTTATACCCTCTATACCCTCCAATCAACTGATTGGTCACACCCGTTATACCGTTGGCCGCAGCGTTGGCTTGTCCGATCTGGCCCTGTGCGATGGTATTGCCCGCACCGATTTGGTTGGCACTGACATTGTTAGCGGCGTTCATACCCGCACCGGCCAGCTGCCCAGTAGCAACCTGGCCCGTACCCGCAACGCCAGATAGACGGTTAAATACCGTATTCTGCCCGGTCATAGCCGAGTTGTACGTGTCAAGGGCTGAGGTGTGCTTCCGGTCGTACGCCGCTCCGTATTCTTGCGAACCGAGATTCTGGCCGTATTGCTGCAAAGCCACGCCCAAACTGCCGGAGCCGTAGTTATGCGAGCCCGAACCAGCCGCTACCAGAGCGTCAACACCTGACTGCATGCGAAACTTGTAGCCGGGGTCTTGCGTTACATCCACTTTACTAGGATCGAAGTTAAATTGGGGTGCAGTGGCAAACTGGCCACCCGGTGCAAGACCGTTAGTAATCTGGCCCAACGCGCCTTTACCGGCATCCAGCCACGGCTGTTGGTTTGCCTGTTGCTGCTGAAACATTTTCCACTGCGTATCGTTGGCGGCAACGGCGCTGGCGGCCTGCGTGTTGGCGGCATTACCCGCCGCACTTGCCTGTTGACTAGAGTTGTACACACTAGCCCCCGCAGTTATCACACCCCCCACCACTATCGCTCCTGCTACCCAACCTGACATGGCGACCTCCCTAAAAGCAATAGAGTATCCCGGTAATTTGTGGTAATTTCTTCTCCGTCATTACCCCCCAGACAGCCCTGAATATACCGCATCGCTACCAAGTATGTACCCCCGTCAGGCGCCTTGACGACCTTAGCATTTGGGCTGCCGGAGTGATTGAGATAGCGCCCGATAAAAGTACGCATACCCCCCATGAAAACGGGGGCAATGGTTTCTCCATCTTGAATGTTGCCGGTTGCAAAAATACCCTTCCCGTGTATTTTAGAGTCCGACACTTTACACTTATAAACACCATAGAGTGTTGGCATTACGTTATCGGCAAGAGTCTCGACCTGTACCTCAGCTTCGGTAAGATTATACTCGGTAAGCATTTCTTGGTAGTCGTCGCAAACTACTTGCTTAATTTCGGAAGGCAGTTCTTTAATTCGGTCGGGGGAGGCTGATAGGTCATAAATCAACGCTTCAATAGTTTCAACATCGGTACAATTTGCGGCATGTACGTTGATCCAGATACACTCTTCGTAAGCATAAGCACACTTCTTGCCGGGAAAACTGATCATCGTCAGGGGGGCGGTAAGTTCAGTTAAACTCCCGTCGGTATTTAACACCGTAATCCGACCTTTAACGAGCATACTAATGTGGTTATATCGGTGTTTATGCCCTACGCTTACTACCCCGGCGGGTATGGTAAGCTCCCGCATATAGATGCCAGGCATAAAGGTGTGCCGGACCGACCCCTCAGCTTGGGGCTGTTTCAATATCTCGGCCTGCAGCCTTTCCACCAGCTCATTCATAATTGCAGCTCCTTTGCCATCGTGCGTACCACAAAACTAACTAAAATACAACCATTACTTGGCCGGTCGCGGTCCGATACTGATCACCCACCATCAGGCCACCCGCCAGAGCGGCGGCATTATCCACGTACACAGCATACACCGGTCGAGCGACAAGTTGCACAAGCCACTGTATCCAGGCGGGCGTATTGATCCGAGCCTTCGGGTCGCCCTGGAACAGAGGTGTGTCAATCGGTGCCGGTTGCATTACCCGACCTCCACATAGTAGCCGAGAATAATTTTCTTGACAGGGCTGGAGATCCGCAGTTTGAAGACCCGATCCTTGGACCGTCCAAGCGCCAGCCATTTAAGCCGCTTGCGGTACTCGCCGACCCGACCCATCGACTTGGCGTACTCACCGCCCCACGTTTTGCCGCCGTCCTTCGATATGCTCAGCCCTGCGGTGGGGATAACTTCCGGCATAGCTAAAATAACCTCAGGAGCACGGGTATACCCGGCTCCGCCCGCAGTAACGCCAATAGCTGTCACAGAGCCGAGAGCAACCGTTGCCACAGCGGTGGCCCCCGATCCGTTACCGTCTATGCTGCGAAGAATAACTGTGGGCGCAGCAGTGTAATCGGCTCCATTGTAACTGGCCACAACTGCGGACACTGCATCGCCGGTCAATACAGCCAGTGCGGTAGCTGGCGAATTAACGCCGTCCAGTCCCACCCCCGCCTCGATATCAACTTTCAGCTCGCCAATAAAAATATCCTCCAGATAGTCCTCATCGGCAAGGTGTTGGGTGGTCTGTTCACTGATTATGGGCCGCCCGGCATCGGTATAAAACTTGGAAGACATCTCGTACAGATTACTGGTAAAATAATCGCCAACCAAGTGCATGTTGTTAAAAAACACATAGCAGTTACTTAAATGGCGGTTGATACCCGCGCTGTTAAGGTCCGCCGTAGAGCGTTCATGCCACATTTGAGTCGTTACGTCATAAACGAAGGTCCAGTTATCGACTGGGTTAGTTAAAACGTAGAAGATGTGGCCCTCGTCATTGTAACAGTAGCCAAAACATTGCGAGTGGTTGGTTGACAGGCTCATCCGGTAGGTAATTGATGGTGGCGAAATGACAACCGGTAGGTAGCCGTCAAGCATAACCACACCTACAAAGCTGCCGCTGTCTGCGTCTCGCTGGTTAGCGAGGAAAAAAACGCTGTTACCACCCCGAGCAACCGAAAAAGGCGCCAGAGTGCCAAAGTCAATGACGGCTCCTGGCAGCGGAGCAAAGGGCGAGCCTGACGAGGTGGGCAGGAGTGCATTATAGTATACCTCTGTGGTATACTGCTTAATGAAAAACAGTTGTTGATGTAGGTTAATAAGAGCTTGGATAGTGTCCGATGCGGATTGCACTGGAAGCTGGGTAAGAGCGTTCCAAACCGTACCGTCAAAATAATTGGAGGTCCAAGAAAAGATCGACCCATTGGTTACGACAAAATAGCCGTCGATATACTCCAGTTGCATTGGCGTAGCAGGAAACCCGCCACCGGTAATGGTGCTAAAAACAGTGGTAAAGGTGTCATAGACATAGCCCGCCAGGCCATCCACAATGCAGAGTTGACCCGCCAGCCCCGAGTCGGTCCGAGGGCCGTTATTCTTGATCGACACCCGCCCAATGGAGGTTGTCAGCGTACCCAGTTCGGCGGTGGTCAATCCGTCCGGAGTGATTGACAGCAGCTTGTTGCTGATCACCATATACAGCAGCCCGTTGAACGCTGCCATACCTCTAACCGGTGGCGAGTTGTTAGCGTACCATAACCGCAGGCCCGGTGTGCCGACCAACTGGGCAATTGCCTTGCTGCCCGGCGCCGTCGCCAGTTCGGGGTACAGGTTGATAAAGCGCTGGCTCTCAAACGCTTGTGACCTGCCCTGTCCATATGACGACGGTATAAACGGAATACGCGCCATACTACCCTTTCAACTTAAAATTAAGTGTAATTGAGAACAAACGGGTTTCAATATCATACCCATGATCCTTATGTGGTGTTTCTTTGTCGTCTGATACCTTAAGAATTTCTTCCAATATGGCTTGCATCTTTTCACTTATATCCTCCACAGTGCCCCCTAATCTTGGTATAAAAAGTCAAGCCGTGTAATATACTCTCGACTCTGAATATCGAACCCCCGAACAATACTCATGCTTATTCCTTCCATGGATTCTACCGCACTGATTTCCAGCCCATATACCACTGGTAAACTGAAGGTTGTAACCAGCCCTTTCGGTAAGTTCATTTCAGCTAAAGACCACTCTTTCCAAACTTCCACCTTATTGTCAAGAGCGGGCCTAATGTGTTTTTCAGAAAATTCAGACAATGATAAATCAAGCAAATCACGGCTTGTAACACCCTCCATTTGGGCCGTCACGTGCAATAGCCGAGTACATCCGTGCTGTCGTGTTTTTGTCTTCGATAAGAAGTACAACAACGCTTCTCTTGCGATTTCGCTACCTGTAATCCCTCTCATGTTGCCTCCTTGTTTAAATCCAATCCCCGGACATAATATTTGAAGACTCACCAGCGGCTCCAGAGGTGCCGGGTACGTCAATCCGCATTACTGGCAGGCGATGGTTGATCCCCTCGACAATCCGCAGGCTTTCCACCGCGCCGGCATGAATATCCGGCGGTATGAGGCCCCGCCGACCCATGGGCCGCCAGATCGCCTCAGCGCCGTTGTAGACCAGCGCCCGAAAGTACGCCGGAGGGAAGGTTACGCTGTCGGTCAGGTTGATAAATTCAGTCAGATATTTCTGGCTGTTGAGGAAAAGCAAATATGTCTGATCCGGGATGCCATAGCAGCGGATCGTACCGGTCTGAATGGCCTGTTGGGTAGCACCCTCGTCATAGTATATCGCTTCAGGTCTGGCCGTTGTAATCAGCTTGTCGTCCAAATCGTCGTAGACATCCTGATCCATAACCGTCACGTCGAAATCCACACCGTTCGAGTCACGGATAAACGCGCTGGTAATTGCCATCGGCATGCTTGTATTGAAGTTGCCGCCAATACCAATGGTATAACTACGTTGTCCGGCGACCAGC